ATAATCTGTGTCTGAATCTTCTTCTGAATCTGAATCTTCTTCTGAATCTTCTTCTTCTGACGCTTCATCTGGTTCAGTATCAGATTCGGAGTCAGACTCTTCGGACTCGGAGTCAGAAACTTCTACTCCCACTCTATCATAAATTCTCATACCAAATCTATTGTATGCAAGATTATCAGTATATCTTCTATACTCTGGAGAAGAAATTTCCAAAAAATAACTAATAAACCAAATAGTGAAAATAACAAAAAGGTAAATATACATTGCCATTAAATCATGACGCAATTCCATTTCATTTTTTCTTGGATTTAAAATAAAAACATTTGAATGATCAAAGATATAATCGTTAAATTTACTAGTATCTTCATATTCGTTATAATTCCAGGTGTGATTCATTCTATTTCTAATGATTAAGCTTAATTATTTTTTTAAGTAGTTATAGTGAAAAGAAATTTATTTAAATTTAAAACCAAATGTAGGAATTGAACCTACCTGCTAAGAAAATAAGCATTACCAATACTCAGTTTTTGTAGATAGTCTATTCCTATCAGTCACCTTGGTTTCTTGCCAAAGCAGGTATCTAAAGTGCAACATACCTGTTATCCTAAAGTCTTGAAATCCTCTACTTGAACAATCCATAAAAACTCGAACAAAACATGCGATAAGGGGGGCGGTTAGTAAATATGAAATATTTATTTATTTATTTATTCATTAAAAATTAATTTTAAAAATTAATTACTGCTAGTGCTACGTACCTATTCATTCTCAAAGTCCAAAATTAGTATTTGTAATTCCGCACCTTTTCCTAGAGCTTCTATTCAGCCCTATATTAAAAGTTGCATATTACCTTCTATAATTATAAGTTCCAATTTCAATTGATAAATAGAATACTCGCGTGTGCTTCTAAATGGGTGCGCATTCATTTATAATAAATTGGCAACTTTAATTATTAAATTTAAAGTCCGCAATACTCCTCCTGAGCGTTGCTACTTTATTTATTTTTTTTTACAAAAAAATTAGTTAAATTGCTATGACTTTGGTTGCAAGTCACCAACTTTAAACCCATTTAGCAATTTATTTTAATTGTGATAAAGTCCATGTCTCAGCCATATTTGGCACACGGATTAACCTTTATCTGATAATGTTACTCTGTAACTCCTACGACGACGACGACAAAACCCATAAACATCCGATCCAACAATTGCTGTATGTAGTCTAATGCATCCTGAAGAAGAACCTACGATGACTCTAATTGTCATTCATCAACCTCTTCGCTGCCTAATACAGACTACCGAAAACCAATTAAACTAAAAAACTTTGATAATAGACTTTAGTGCATTATAAGCACATACTCTTTCTATTATACTATTCATAAGTTTTTAAACTTTAAGTAGTTTATATTAATTTAGAAAATAATTCTAAATAATTGTCTTTTATTCTTTTAATTAAAATCAATTAATTAAAAAATAAAGACATGGTCTCGCCGCCTGGATTCGAACCAAGGACCTAGAGAATATTGTAAAACCGCTACAATCTCCCGCTCTACCAACTGAGCTACAGCAAGAAAGGTATCCTAGCCGGGAATTGAACCCGGGGCGGTTGCTTGGAAGGCAACCATGTTACCTCTACACCACCAGGACGTTTGTCAGTAAGCCATAAATCAAGTGTTCAAGAAAAAACGTTTGAGTTGGAATAGTGCTGTTGGCTTACTTGGATACTATCTACTATATTGAGTAGTATAACTTTTAAATATAGAAAAAAAAATGATTTTTAACGCACAGAGGATTTAAGAATCTAATAAATACCTTTAACTAATCTATATGGAACACGCTTGCAGTATTCCTTCCAATATTTTCCATATTTCTTTGAACATTTAGCTTCATCGCGATAAATACGATGAACTAGTAGTATAATTATGTATAATAGATACATGAATGGAATAGGACCATATTGATAACCAACAGCACTCCACATTCCTGAAGTTAAAATTTCATAGGTGTAATTAGTATGGCGTGAAAATCCCCAATGTCCTGATAATAATAATTTACTATCTACTATCTTACCATCTCTTTCGTATTTAACATCTAAATATTCTGCCTTTTTACCATCAATAATACTATTTTCTTTATCGCGTTTAAATATTTCTTTTTGTCTATCTACTTCATAATTCTTATAGGTGAAATATACACCCAACAGGAAAATCAATAGTGACACTTTCCAAGATATATTTGGACTTCTATTTATTAAGAAGTAAGTAGTATATGTGTATAGGGCAGGTAAGAAAACTAAACATCCCCAACATATATAGTATCCAGCTCTATCAAGTGTAATATCTAATGTATTAAAATATCCAGTTTCCCAAAAGAAGAATTTCCCTATATAAATACTCTGTAGTAAAACTGTTACAAAGATTGCATTATTAAAACCATTCTTTTGGAAATAGTAATACATAAATAGCAAAATAATTATTTGCCAGGATATCATACCATATCTACAATTGGTCCATTGTTTAATATCTACTCCAAATAATTTTGGATGGAATTCTAATCCTCGTAAAAATTTAAAAAGTGTGCTAGACCCTTCCCATTCATCGTTTTTTTTATCATGATAAGTATCCTTCCCTCTAATATACAAGTATGATACAAATAGTAATCCAAAAATATTAGCGACCATTATAAATGGTATGAAATTCTCCGAAAATATCTTTGGAACACTGGGAAATACAGCTGCTAATAATGTTGTTAAAAATACACTTAGTGTCCAAAATTCAAATCCATTTGCTGCATATTCTGGCGTGACACCATCTACATTAGTAGGACCTGTAAAATGTTTTTTTGATAATTTAATAGAAAGAAATCCATACACCATAAAAATAGCAAAAATAATTGCTCCAGTTAAATTAGGGAAAAAATTTTTACTTATTAAATTAGTTTTAATCAATATAGAGAATAACAATATAGGAACAACAAATATCAGAGATAATGGACCATACAGATTTTTACTAGCGTTTTTCATAGATAAATATTCACTATAAAAAAATGGGTAAAAAGAAACAAAATTGAAAGAAATTATTTGACTTTTAATAATTTAATAAAAACTGAGAATGCTAGTAATTCACTACTTAAGGAATTTCTTTATGATAATAATTAACACACTATATTTTCTTACATTTATGACTACTAAAAAGTCAAAAAACAATAAAAATACATTTGATTATTTGGATCTAAATCAAGACCAGCTTATTTACTATGATTTTGAAACTACTGGATTGAATATTTTTCACGATAGAATTATTGAATATGCCTTTTATAAGGAAAATAATCTAGAAGACCAGTTAGAAGTAATGAAGGAATGTCATTACATTACTAGTCTTGTAAAACCAAATAGAAAATTTGAATATATTATTACTCAAATTACAGGAATTCGACCTGAAGAACTTGAATCAAAAGAACCCATTGAGAGTCACGTGTCTAAAATTAGAGATTTTCTCACAATACCAAAGGGAACTGTTCCTTATTTGGTAGCACATAATGGAAGTGGTTTTGATGATTTCTTCCTGAAGCGTATTCTTTCTAATACTTCAGAATATAATGAACTGAAAAAAAAAATGAGATTTATTGATACTATTCATTTGGCAAAAAAGATTGCTAGAACAAAACATTTGAGGAAATATTCTTTGAAAGCACTTGCAGAATATTATGGAATTAAAGAAGGAACACATCGTGCCTTGTCTGATGTTACAACACTGCGAGAAGTATATAAAGCACTAATTAATGACCTTTCAAAAGAATTGTGCATTCCATTCATTGACGTCCTGAATGATCCTAAGGGTGTGTATGAATGGTTGTATGACTTCTAAGCTAATTATTATTCTACCTAATTAACTTATAATACTATTCACTTTTTCATCAATACTAACATTTTCTTTTTTATTACCGCCGCTACCGCCGCTGCCACCGCTGCCGCCACATTCTTCATCATCAGTATCTGGAAGAAAAGCTATATTGTATTCCTTCCCAGGATTGAATCCCTTTGATTTCTTATCTTTAGAATCACTTTTTTCATTCAATAAACTTTCGACACCATGTTCTCGATGATACAATACACTATTCCACAATTCTGTAAGACCCTTCAATAGAACTTCCCAAAATTCTTTGTCTCGTTTAACAAGAATACATGAATATTCTTCTAGTCTCCAAAAACTAATACCAATAAAATCATATTTTTCACTATTAAGAACCCATGATATCGTGTTTTGCTCCCATTCTTGAATGTCTTCAATTGTAACAAAATTACGTGTATTTTTGAAGAAATATTTGAAAACAGTTTTATCTACTTCATGGTCATATAATTCAATAACAGCACCTTTTTCCATTCCATTTTTCCTTTGAAAAACATCGCGAACAATGTAGTCATCTACCTCATTTTCATCTGCAATAAGAGTATTATTAAATTCTGTAGAGTCTTCAATAAATTCGCTAATATTTTTATATTCTTTAATTTTACATTCTAGGAAATCACATTCATCTAAATCACATACTTCTAATTGACCTTGTACCTGGCAGAAATAATACTCTGGAACTTGTCCATTTAAAACCCTACTCTTTGGACATTTAATCTCTAACATTCGACCAATTAATTGCCGATTTTCACTTTCAATGGCACAAATTCCATCAGGAGAAGCTCCAATAAAATTATGCTTAGGATGTGGAATACAACCGTACTCTGCAATTTTAACACTATTTCTATTTTCATAAATATTAACAGCTACATCTTCATATTTTACACCATGTAAGATTGCTGCACCAGGATTAAATTGCTTCCCATGACCACATTTTGAAAGGATTAAATCTCGTTTCTTTGAATATGGGTTTTTATCGAGAGCTATAGCAAAATCACTAGCAGTAATTCTGTCTCTTCTGAAAGCGTACCATCCTTCACTTCTTTGTGCTGGTGTTTCAATAGTATTCAAGAAATCAATAATCCCAATATTCTTCTGAATGAAATCTTCATTTTTTAGTTCTTCTAAATTCTGAATTCTAGTAATAACTTCAGATTCTATAACTTCCAATAATTCTGGTTTATCGCGTTTCTTAATTTTTTTATTACCTAAATATGCCATATATACATCAATTACACTATTACAGAACTCATCAAAATTAGTATCTAAATTCATTTCATAACCTTCTATTTCCCAATGAGTATATAGATCATGAATAATGCTTATAATCTCTGATACTAAAATATTTTTTCCACGTAATGTTTTAGGTTCCTTTTCTTTGAATTTGTTTGACTTTTTGGTTTCTATAATACTATCACTTTCCTGTGATGAAGTCATAATTAAATATATATACGTATTTTGCTCTTAAATCAATTTTTATAAGAAGTCTTCTGTAATTCAAGAGCAAGAATAACTAAAATACTTAAAGTAAGTAGTATAACCGATAGATTTAGTATAAAACATGAAACGAAACATCTTTCAACATCAGTCTTTCCATTATTATCGCAATTTTCACATTTAAATTGATATACTTTATTTGGATTATTAATGATAATATACAATGCAGAAAATATTAATCCTAATAATAAATTATCTCCACGAATCTTACGATTGT